TGATAAGGTTTACAGCAAACTTTTAGGCAAGCAGCAAGCAGAGTTTGCGCAGTTGTTCTCCCGCATAGGCATGAAGCTGCATGTGCTTACGGATAACTTCAAGCTAAAGGATATTAAGGCGATATTTACAAGCCTGCTTGATGGTGATGCAAATGGTTTTATGCTGGATATCGCTAAAAGCAAGTACGGTTTGCGCGGTGCTATTCATGTTTATATCAACGCCAGCAATAACGGCGATATCAGCAAGGAAGGATTGAGAGCCATTGCAGCCACTATGGGGATAGTGGCATAACCGCAAGGCTCTCGCATGTAAAATCAATCAATTATATTGTAGCATCTATTTTCTACAAAATCAATATCAAAATTTTGATTGAAATTTGAGGTGATAATTAAAAATATGAGAAAAAACGAAATTATTCATTTTATCAATAATGAGATCAAGGCTTTAGATAAAAAAATCAATCAAGCCTTTGAAAACTATCACAGCTCGGGCTCTAACAGCACTTACAAAACCCTACAACGTTATGAATTAACGAGGGAGGCGTTTGCGTTCGCATTAGATGGAGTTGGAGAAAACAGCAAAGGCTACGATGTTTTCAATCGTCAAATCAGAGGTATACGTGCGGAAGTAGAAAATAGCTCTCATCTTTCAACAGAGGAGAGGCTGGAGCTACTAATGGAATTGATTAAACAGATGAGCTATTTTAAAGATTGAATGAAAACCCGAGGAGGTGCAACCAATGAAAATTAAAATCAGAGACGTGCTGGCTCTTCTTTTTGCCATCGGCTCTATGATAATAACACCCTTCGCCGTAGCACATGCCTATGAGTTTAGGGGATATATGGCTTTTGGCGGTGAATATTTAGTCTTCCCTATGGGTTTGGTGCTTGCGTTTGTAGTTTTGGAGCTGGGGCATAAGTGGGATGAGTTTATGAGGCGGCGGCAGATTAAACATGTGCTGCGGCAACGCCGCCTCGGACATGGTGTTTACATAAGGCATGAGGTTATAAATTGTCGCTGTAGAGCTATCCCTGTTTTGGTTGAAAAGGGGGATGACTGTGGAGAGAAATAAGCTATATAAAGCCATATACGGCCTTGCTAAGGAGCTAAGCATAGACAAAGATGAGCTGTATTCTATCCTCTGGCGAGAGACTAAGAAAAGCAGTATGAAGCTATGTACTGATGCAGAGCTGAAATGTGTTGTTGATTATCTTAAACTCTATAAAAACACCAACGCTCTGCAAAACAAGAGCTCCAGCACGGCGCAGCGCAAAAAGATTGTCGCTCTTGCCTATTCATTGGGGTGGGATAAAACAAGCTGCGGCCAATATCAAAAAGGGCTTATGGACAAAAGGCTTAACGGCCTATGTGAAAAGCAGTACGGAATAAGTGATTTTAGATGGCTGAACAAAGAAAAGGCGTGGGCATTTATTGAGACTTTGAAGAAAATTAAAGCCAAGCAGGATGCTGATGCAGAAAACCAAGAACATGATAAAAATATGGCTATTGCAGCCACATAGGAGGCTATATTATGGGAATTATGTTTGATGCTATATCAAAAGGAGCGGTGCAAAAAGCCGCATCCCTCGCCGCCGTTGATGGTGATACTAAAACGCTGGTGGATTTGATGGCAACGCTAAAAGAGGAAAAGGAAGAGCAGGCAAAGGTATATGATACCGAGATCAACAAAATCGAAACCGAGCTGATGAGCCGTGGTCTTCGTCAGCTAGAGGACAAAAATGTTAAATACACCACCTTCAGAGGCGATAAAGCCAGCATAACCATTGGGCTTGCCCGAGCTCTCAAAATCTTAAATGTTGATAATCTCAAAAAAGCCGTTACCGAACGCTGGGAGGGTGAAATTAAAACAAAAGAGCCTGATCACACCGTAGCTGCGGATTTTAGCAGGGCATTGATGAGCCTGCACCTTGATGACTACATATCAGAAATGAGCCTGCCGGACTTACTTGCCAAAGGCGTGACTATCAATAATGATGCTACGGGCGGCGAGGAAATCTTTTTTACAAAAGACGATACTAATCTGCTATTGAAAAAGTTAAAGGGCGATTATGAAAAAGACAAAAAGCTACTGGAGGGTATTCTGGGCTGTAATATTTGGGATGAGCTGGATGAGGAGCTGTACTTTATAGCTAAAATCAAAAACTGGGAGCGCATCCGCAAATATTTCACCCAAGATGAGGCAATGAATGTGAAGATGGCTCTGAAAAGCGGGATGTTTGTGCAAGAAACGGTGAGGATGACTATGCGACAGTAGCGGATGGACGGTGGAGATTTTTTAAGAAGGAGGTGTAGCTATGAATTATAGCAATATTAATGCAAATGATATCCCTGCCCCATATGATGTTTTGGTTGGCGTTTTAACCATAGACGAGATTATAAGGCTGGCCGAAAACGTCAAAGGCTTGCAGATATATTTTCGCAACGGAGAATATGAGCATACAAAAGCCTTTGACATTATGAGCTGCACCCTTGGCCGCCACAAGGCTATTATGGTATGCCGGATGTTCTCTGGGGATAGTATATACTTCCCGAGCATCAACCACATCTACAGAGAGCAGATGCAAAGGCAGATAAAACATGAGTTTGACGGCTATAACATAACTAAGCTGGCTCTCAAATTCAACCTTAGCGAAAAACATATCAGAAATATTGTCGGCACGGCAAAATCAAAAAATCAACCTATGGAGGGGCAGCTGAGTATTTTTGATTATGAGTAACGGAAATTACACTTTAGGGAAAATTTCCACGGACAATAGAACCAATATGTTATATGATATAACCAGCGACAGTATATCGCTGGTTATTGTTTTTTCGGAGAGGTTAAAAAGTGCATAGGAAATCAAGTATTCGAGCAAAGAACGGCTTGAAATAATTCTTTGCGCCCTTATGCTGTTGACAAAAGAGGGAACTTTTGAAGCCGTAGCAAGGGGGGCGCAATGACACTATCCCATCCTGTACACTTGGCTGCATAGTGTGAAGGGTAGCACATCGGCTTGGCAAGTCGAAGGAGATGGTTCGAGTCCGTCTGGGGTCGAGTTAAGATAGGATGGGATGGTGACTGCCACAATGAGACATATCAATCACAAACACAAAGCCGAGGCCGAAAGGCTCTTTTTTGATGATAAAAAATCAATTGCCTACATTGCCGACGCTCTTGGTATAACAAAAAAGACAGTCGGCCGCTATCTTCGCCAAAGCCCCCTCTATGCTGCCGAAAAATCAAGAAGGCAGGCCGAAAATAAGGCAAGCCGCGCTGTGTATCAAAAGTCTTGGGCAAGCAAAAAGCGAAGCGGGGCAAGCGGTTCTGCTGCCACAGGCCGCCTTGGTGATGGTATTACCGAGGCGGCGATATTGAGAAGTCAACACTTTTTAGATGTTAATGTTTTATCATATGAGAAGTTTTAAATCAGCACTTCGCGCCAAGGGGCGGGGTGCTGATTAATTGTAGAAAGAAAAATCGGCGGCGAGGCCGCACTTGTTGGGGGTGAAGGTATGGATTGGGCTATGGAGATTATTCACCACTTGCCGACTGCCGTTTTGGCTTTTTTGGTTTATCTTATCAAAAGAGAACACAAACGCCTTGAAACAAAGGATAATGAGCTGTTGGCCGAATACAAGGAGCTTCGCAAGGAACTAATTGATTTTAAGCCGGAGGCGCAAGAGAAGTATGCCGATAATGATGAGGTTGGCGAAATCCGCAAAGAGTTGAGAGATATGCGGGATAACATAGACACCAAACTAGACCGGCTTATGGATTTGATTTTAGGCAACGCCGTCAACATAGCTAAACAGGATGGCCGTCCGGCTAAGTAGCAAAACAACGATTGGGAGGGGTTGATTCTATGGCCGCTAAGAGCAACAAAGAAAAAGGCTTCGAGAAGCACCGCACTTATAGGAAAATCGACTCCATCCCCCAAGAGATCAGAGATGCCTTGGATGATATGCTGTCGGATGCCAGCTTGAGCTATGCCGAGATTACCAAATGGCTGAATGAAGAACTGCAAAAGAGCAAGATTGATGTTGAGATCAGCCGCTCTGCTGTGGGGCGTTATGCTTTTAGGACAAAACAACTAAGTGCGCGATATCAGGAAACAATGGAGTACGTCAAGGAGATTGTGCGCTTGGCTAAGGAAAACCCGGATGAAAACTTAAACGAGGGTGCTTTGCAGATGGGTATGTTAAAGCTGGCTGAAAAGCTCGCTACGGCAGATTTTGATAATATCAGCGAGGCTAAGGCGTTGGAGCTGGTGGCGCGGATCAGCCGCACCAAGGCTTATAAAGATAAAGTATATGCCGGGCTTAAAAATGAGTATGAAAAGGGCTATGAGAAGTTTTTAAGGCGGGTTACGGCGGAGCTTGAAGCCTATCCGCAGTTGATAGAGCAGCTTAAAGCCATTGCCAAGGAGACTTTGGGGAAGATGATACTTTAAAAGGCTTTTAAACCGCCTTTAAGGGGTGATTTTATTAATAGTTTTTTGAGCAACTACACAGAAACCAAAGCCCAAAAAGAAAGAGCTGCCAAGATAGCGGCGGGTCAATCGAATTTTAGGGAGTATTGCAATTTTATTGACCCCGAGTTTTTTAAGTCCGAGCGGGAATATCAAGACGTACTGTGTAGCATCTTACAAAATTTTTACGAAGATAAGCTGATAAACCCCGACACGGGCAAGCCCTACAAAATACTTTTGATAAATCTGCCGCCGGACTTTGGCAAAACATACACCACATCGCTTTTTGTAACATGGTTTTACGGCAAGCGGAAAAGAAATCAAGTAATCTCTATTAAATACGATCAGACATTATCTAATGATGCAAGCCGTACTATCAGAGAAATGATAGATGATGAGTCTGTACCCGGCGAAGATAGTCTTGTAGTGAGTGATTTTTTTGCAGACTTGAAGACAAAATATGGGGATGCCGCCGTTGAGAGGTGGAGCTTGTCGGGAGCTTACAGCTCTTTTTTGGCTACCACAATGGGCGGGCGCATCACAGGCTTTAAGGGGGATATCGGCATCATTGATGATCCTATCAAAAATGAAGAGGATGCGTTGAATGAAAACGTAAAAAAGCGGCATTTTCGGTATTACAAGAACACATTCCGATCGCGGATACGCGATGGCGGCAAGCAGATAATCATACAGACCCGTTGGGCTACTGATGATTTATCCGGGATGTTGCTCAAGGAGTTTCCCGATAAAGTATACGAATTGAGAATGCAAGCCATTGTTGACGGGAAGAGCCTGTGCGCTGATTTATACAGCCTTGATGACTTGCTTGACAAAAAAGCAACCCTTGATGAACATATCTGGCTTGCCAACTACATGCAAGAGCCAATTGATATCAAAGGCGTACTGTACAGCCTATTCAACACTTATGATGCTGTTGATCCTTCCAAATTCGAGCGGGTTATTTCTTATACAGACACCGCCGACACGGGGGATGATAATCTCTGCCAAATTATAGCCGGAGTTATTGGGCGGCATGGGTATGTGCTTGATGTTTATTACACAGATGAGCCTATGGAGGTAACTGAAAAAGAATGCGCACGGCGGCTGCATCTGCATGGCGCGAGAGAAGCCATTATTGAAAGCAACAACGGCGGCAGGAGTTTTGCAAGAAATGTTATGCGCGAGCTTCGCGCTTTGAGGAATCGAAAATGTAATGTTACATGGTTTCACCAAAGCAAGAATAAGAAAACCCGCATATTAGTTAATTCCTCAAACGTCACCGAGCAGCTCATCATGCCGGAGGGCTGGAACAAAAAATATCCCCGCTTTTATGGGGATATGACAAAATATCAGCGTAAGGGCAAAAATGCCTTTGATGATGCGCAGGACACTTCGACCGGGGTTGTTGAGGTTATCAACGGTGATATCAAAGGCCAAAGCAAGGTTAAGGTGTTAAAGCGTTCTTGGCTTGGAATCTAGCAACATGTCAATGGGGGTGGAATCTTTTTGTCAGAAATATTCAAGTACACACTAGATGAGGTGCGCGATCCAAAAAACCTCACAAAGCTAATCAGCAAGTTTAAGGGCGAACCCGTGAGCCGTTTTGAGAGGTTGGAGCGGTATTACAGAGTAAAAAACGATATCAAGAATCGCGCCGAAAAAGACGGCAAGCCAAATAACAAACTTGCTCACGGTTTTGCGAAGTATATTACCAAGATGGCCACGGGTTATTTCATGGGCAAGGGTATCAAATACATTATTTCAGATGATGAGCAATATAAAAGTGATTTTTTTGCAATTATCGATGATAATTACACCGACAAAACCCATTTTAAACTTGCCAAGGAAGCCAGCAAAAAAGGCGTTGCTTTTGAACTTCTCTACATTGATGAAAAATCAAGGCTGAGAACAGAGGCTATTGATGCCGAGGAGGTTATCCCGGTATATTCTCAAAAAATAGGTGAGTTTTTGGAATGCGCTGTGAGGATTTGGGATAAGAGGGGCTTTGATGACAAGATAACGGAGTATGCCGAGCTTTACACTCCTACGGAGATATTGACATATTCCAAGCCTCCGAATGTAAAGAAATATAGGCTTGACGATTCTCGGAAGCATGGCTTGGCTGATATCCCCATTATTATCTATTGGAATAACGAAGAGCAGGCCGGAGATTATGAGGATGTTATAAGCCTAATTGATGCTTATGATACTTCCCAAAGCGATACGGCCAACGATAGCGAGTATTTTTCCAATGCCTATTTCTTCATAACCGGGGCATTTGGCGGCATAACCAATGATGGGCATGGCGGCGGCGCGGATGGGGGCGATGGTGAAGATGAAGATACCAACAGAGCCTACAGGACTATGCGCCGCGAGCGCGTCTTGCATATTGATGAGAAGGGGCAGGCCGGGTTTATCACAAAGGATATAAACGATAAAGCCGAGGAGAACTTTAAAACGAGGCTTTATAAGGATATTTTCTTTATATCCCAAGTTCCCGCTATGAGTGATGAGACTTTTGCCGGAAATCTATCCGGCATTGCTATCCGTTACAAGTTTGCCGGGCTCGATGAGCTGACGCAAGAAAAGGAGCAGAATTTTACATCGGCGCAAAAGAAAAAAATTAAGATTATCACGGACTTTATTAATACCAAGCAAAATAAAAATTATGAGCCCGATGCAGTTAAAATCAAGATTGAATTTAACCTAATCGAAAATGAAACAGAAATAATCAACAATGTCAGAAGTTTGTCCGGGATCATTAGCCATGAAACTATGCTGGAGCTGCTCCCCTTTATTAAGGATGTAGCGGATGAGGTTGCGAGGATAGCTAAAGAGCGCAATCTTGATTTTTCTGACAAACTCAAAACCAAATTGAACCCGGAGCAGCTGGAAGCCTTGGAGAAGGATTTAGCGGCTTTTTTAAATTCAACTAATGAGGGAGCATTTTTTCAGCAGAGCTGAAAAAAACGTAAGATTTTATTGCGGTGGAGCGTTTGCAATAAAATCTTACTTGCAGTGAGGATGACGATTCGTAAAGGAGGCAATTGACGATGTTATTTTATCAAGACATGTATTATTCTGCTG